CAATCAAATCTAAATCTCTGGCTAAAGCTCCTACGAAACATATTTCACTTTGTATATTGCAATCTTTTAGTTCGCTTTCATTATTCAAAATCTCTCTCCTATCCGAAAATATCATCTACTAAATCTGATATATCATCTATATTATCAACGCTGCTATCTTTCGACACATTAGAATACCCAATTGATTGACCGACAAGATTTTGAGATGTTTGTTGTTCTTTCTCAGCTTCAAGTATTTTTTTCTTTTCTTTCCATCGTAAATAACTATCATACTTATTGATTAAAATAGATAAACCATATAAGATTAATGCAGTCGGACTAATTTCTCTGTCTGATTTCGATATTAGTTTTTGATTTGCTCTTCTTATATAATCTATTTTTCTCTGCCACATATCCAACAACTCTATTGCAGGAATTGGAGTATCTAATCTATCATCAGTACCATTAATGACCTTCTTAATTTTTGTCCAAGGTAATGTACCAGTATCATATTCTTCTCTTAAAAATGCACATAAGTCAGATTCATCAAACCATTGTAAAATATACTTTTCTGCATTCTTTGAAAATTGCTCAATATTGCTTTTGCTTATATGTTTTTTTTCAAGAAGACTTAATGTATTTTGTTTTCCTTCATCTAGATATTTTTCCAAATTCGCCAAAGCCATTATACGTTTTCGAGAAGGAGTTTTTGTTGCATGACACCATTGAATAAAGCAATTTTTGTGATAGTAATGTTTATCATAATAAACTATTTCACATTCATTTTCATCTACGTCAATATCTTGGGAACAAAAATAACATTTTTTCTTAATTTTATTCATATCTATAAAACAGTCTTTATGATATAAATGCTTGTCAAAATAGAGAAGATTGTTATCACCTTGATTCCTACAAACATCTAACGGCGACTTGCAACAAAAACAACTTGGTCTTGGAGTCATAATATTCTTTTTATTTTGTACCAATCGTGTCATTTCCTCCTCCAATCTACCTAAACCACCAAAAAAAAATGATGGTTTAGGTACGAAAATATTATATTAATTAAACATTGCCAATACCTTATTAAGAATTTCGGCGTCGGTTACATTCTTATATGCCGTAGGAAGTCCTGCCGCCTCAAGTTTTTCCTTCATTGCTTTCTTTTCCATTGGTGGTAATGCGTTTCTTTTGGCGATGATTTCTTTCTTAATTGCTTCAATATTAATACTCTCATCGTTTCCAGTAGTATCATCATCTGCTGGTTCACCAACCTGACCAAGAATTTCTTTTTTATAAATATCTTGCTCAATATCAACAGCCTTTGTTAAGTCATTTTTTAATACAAACTTTGATTTTCCTGCTGTTTTATCGATAACCGCCTGCCAATCAACTAATGTTGGGTCTTCAATAATAATACAATCATCATGTACATGCGTTCTATCTTTTTCAACCCATGCACAAACTGTTCCGTCCTCATTCCTGAACATACGAATTTCAGTTTTAACATTATGATCCATTCCTTTGAAACCATCAGGAATCTTTCTTCCTGTAACTACACTTTGAGTTGTTCCATCAGCCAATTTAATTGTTTCTTTTTCATCAGCTTCTCTTGCCGTTACAATATAATGAACGCCAGATGACATCAAATCAAGGATTAAATCTTGTCCCTTAAAATTGACTGTTTGATAATCCTTCAACTCCATACCTGCGCCTTCTATTTTTACAAGTCTGGCGTCGCCTACAAGACCATCCTTATCTGCTTTAACTTTATTTCTTTTCTTTGAAAACTCAACTAAGCCTTGCTTTGTTGTCAAATTAAGAATTGTAGTGCCATCAACAACAATGGCATCAGCTCTAAACGGCTCACCGTCTGCATCTACTACAACTTCATCTGTTTCATTACCATCATCATCCAACTCATAAAAATCTTCGTTATTCTTGACCTTTGCAATATACTGTCTTACTTCACCAAGCGACTGTGTATAAACAATATAAATATTCTCAAGATTAACACCATTTGCGCTTAAATCGCCCAGATAATCATCAATTGAACCAGACTCGGGGTCAAGATACAATAGTCTAAAAGGCTTCCCATCTGGGCGTTTAAAATATGCTAACTGCATCGCCATAGTCGATTTTCCTGTAAACGGTTTTCCGTATAATATCATTCCCAACTTACTTTCTGTTACTGACGCTTTTCTTGCTTTTGCCATTAAATAATTCCTCCATAATTCCTAAATATTGATTGATTGGAACGCCATTGCTGGCGTTCCATTTGATTATTTTTTTAATGTGAGAATTAATCCCATGCCTCATCATCCCCATCGTCAAAATTTGTTCCGTCTCCCCAATCATCATTTGAGTCATCGCCGAAATTTTCTTCTGCCTTATTTGCATTTTTAATCTTTGAGATAGCTTCTGTTACATTCTGTTCTGTGTAAATGGTTTTATCAATTGACGAACCCTTTGCTCCCGTAATAATGAACTCTGTTTTTGTAGGAGCAGCCACTTTTTCCAATCTATCTTCTTCTCCCCAAACATCATCGTCTGCTACAATCGTTTCTGTCTGAGTTGAAGATACCATATGACCATTTACCTTAATCGCATTATACGGATTTAAAGACTTCTTAAACTTATTCGCAAGTGCCTTATCCACAATAATAAACTGAACATCTTCAATATTGCTATATGTAACAATCTTTGCAAGAACAACAAATCTGCCAGTCGGTTTCTCATTGTCATCCTTTTCTTGTTCAATCCCCATAAAGATAATTACTTGATTAAAATCGTTCTGCTTTTCAAACTTCTCACTATCAAAGTCAATATCCGAACAAAGTGAAATTTGATTTGGAACAAGTTTTGTTAATGTTCGCTTGTTGCCCTTATCATCTGTAAAGCTGCTATAATCAAGACTTCCACGAATAAATACGCTTGCACCGTCCTTTAGATTTTCCTTGACTTCCTTGCAAGCATCAAAGTCTGTTAAAATTTTCTTATCGTTAACTGTTTTGCCCTCAGAATCAACCTTCTTCTTGACACCAATATTCTTACCTATCATACGGTATCCCTCACGATTATACGAATATCTTTCAACCCAAGGTACTTTTACGGTGTCCGCTTTTTCACCCTTTTTCTCAGCCCTCTTAGAGAAATAAACATTCTCTTGTTCCATACCTTGAATGTTTACATATACTGTTTCTCCATCAAGATAGCTTGCACCAAACTTAAGCATTCTCATAGGCTTGCCGCTCTTAGTTTTAATTTCCTTAAATGCTGTATCCTTTTCCATTCCAGACACAATTCCCTTTAGTTGGAACGCACCCTTTGTCTCTGGTAAATCAAATAATCTTCCTTTTTTCTTTGTTTCTGCCATTAAAATAAAATCCTCCTTGAAATAAAAATTAACGTAATAAAATCTATCTGAACGCCCAAACGGACGGAACATAGAATTAAATTTATGTGAACTATATGAACAGTGGTTTATGGACACAAATAGCCCAAGGGTATGCTAAATCCCACCCAAACAAAATGATAAAAATAACACTTGATATTTCTGCAAAAATATGTTAAAATATAAAAATACAGAGTAATGGTATATCCCATTATGAAGTATCCTTTTATATAGACAATCAACTCCTCGACCAAAATTTGTTGATTGTCTATTTTTTATACACTATATATAGTAGTTGATATTATCTTGAAGCTACTATATATGGTTTTTCTTGTCGTTGAAATTTAATTTTCATTAGGTTACTAATTATTCGCATACTTTTGTAAAAAACAAATACATAACATCTATGTCACATTCATTCTTTGCAATAAGCGTTGAAACCAAATTAAACCCATAATCTGAATATTGATTTAACACTTCTTCTAATTCGCCAGTACAATAATTACTAACTTTACAACAAGTATTGTATACTTTCAATCTATCACCTCTATAATCTTATCCCTACTTATAGTTTTCCAATTAGACCTTACGAACATTTTCATCATGACGCCCTATCTTATGACTCTAATATCCATCCTGTTCTAATTTCTTCTAGTGTTCTCGGTGTATAATCCATATACTTCATCATCGCACCGACGTTGTACATATGACAAGGTTTATCATATAATGCTCCCATTTCATATCTAAAATGTTGTATCATATTTTCTTCAAAACTATTATGTACGTGCCCATAAAGATGTATCCAATCATAGTAATGATTTTTGAAACATGGCATCGGATAGTGACATAAAACAACTGAAATTTCATTGTCAATTTTTAGTTCCTTGTAATCTACAACCTCGACAAATAAGTTGTATAATTCTTTGTTTTTTAATATTCTATTGTCATGATTTCCTTGAATTAAATGTATGCGACCTTTTAACTGTTTGAAAATTTCAATAGTTTTGGTGGCATTGTGCCAACTAATATCGCCCAAGACATATACATCGTCATTATCATTAACTTTACTATTCCAATTATCAATAATTGTTTTGTCATGTTCTTCTATATTGATAAATGGACGATTATCAAACTTTAAAACATTCTTATGACCCAAATGTAAATCCGAAATAAAATAATTCATACTTACTTATTCTCCTTTAACAATCCACTCTTAACTAAATGCTGACGGACAATTTCTATAATTTGTTCTTCCAAGAATTCATCAACATTATCTCGATCTCTAACATAATCCAATTCATCATTGATAAAATCTTCTATTATAGAAGTAAAGTCCATATCCTCAATTGTTTTTACAATTTTCTTATGAATAAGTTCTTTATGTTCTTTTGTAAGAAATTCTTTAATATCATTCATATCAATATATTCTCCTTCTTGATAAACTCTTTTGAACAGTTCCGTCAATTTTCTCAAATCGTCCTTGTCTAAGAGAAGGTATTTCCCAGGTGGATGTTCTTTCCTTATAGCCTGATACAAAATATCCATATACTCATCCCGAAACTTTTGTTCTCTATTAGATAACTCTTTACTCATATATTTCCTTTATCACCTCTGTATATCGCATTCATGAAAATCCATAAGTATCTTATACTTATATTCTCCGAATCTTTTTCGCCAGCGTTGTTTCGTTTTTTCACTTTCCCAACTAAACGGCAACATATGATAATTGATAAGGAAACATATGTCTAATACTTCTAAATTTTGAGGTATTCGACTCAATACAAAATACGAACCGTATGCGTGATGGTCAAAGTAATGAGCTATGCCAAGATCATCAAATGTTTGAGTTGACAATTTACCTAAGTCATGCATCATCGCACCGCCCAGCCAAGGATTTTCATAACCCTTTTCTTTCATTAATTTCTTAGTATTTAAACAATGCTTGTACAAATCCATTGTGTGATGAGGATTCTTTTGGTCGAAATCTCCCATATAAGCTATTTCATTAACCAAATTTCTCACATGATTTTTAAATTCATCATGAATAATAATCTTGCTCCACCCTTCCTCAATGAAAGGGATTTCAAATCTTCTAATTTGCTTTTCCAACACTTCATCGGGAACAGGGTGTGGTCTATTTTTATTATCTTGTTGACACCACTCGAATGGTTTCGGTATTATGTAACAAATCTTTTCTATGTCTAATCCGTTAACCTTATTTAGAATTGCCCGGCGAGATTTCATTGTAATATTTGTTGCATCAGCTATCACATTGTATTTATTCTCCAAACGCTTTCGGATTAGTGTATGAAAAATTTCAAAGACTTCATCATTCTGAGATTGGTCTCCGATTTCGCCGGTTAATTGTTCTCGTATCATATCAGTTGATATAATAACTGTATCAGGATTATCATTTGTAATCTGTTTTGCAATAGTAGATTTGCCACTTCCGGACAAACCACACATAACATATAGTTTTGGTTTACTCATTCCTACACACCTCATTTTTTATACTGAATGTAATTAAGTTTGTCATCACCTTTTCCATAACATCTTTTGCTTCAGTATTAATCTCCAATGGATTATTCTCCATATACTCTTGTTTATATTGTTTAATCCACTCACACGTTTCTTTTGCTAAATTTTTTGAATATTCTAATTCATAATGATAATTAGATTTAATATCGAGCAACATATCCTTATTTTTAGGGATTAAAATAGTACGGTAACTTTCGCCATTACAATATCTTTCGATAAAATCTTTCAAACGTAAAATATGATGTAATTGTTTGGGGTCACAACCATATTTCTCAATCTTATCTACAATACTTGGATACGGATATGTAAGAGCTTTGTACTTTTCAAATGCCATTCCGCACATACAATTAACACTTGCGTAATTGTTGTACCTTGCAATTTTTTCGGCATTATCAAGCATAGGTGCGAATAGTTCTTCATAAATTGGATTTAAAATATAATATTGAGTAAACAAAAGTTCAACAAAGTTAATATTTTGTTTCTTAAAACACTCAAACATTTTACGAATATCTTTCACATCACATAAGCAACCATTCCCCATATCAAGTGTCGTACTTACCGGTTGACGATTAAACACAATATCGTTTAATGTAGGAAGAATTATTGCTTTTGAATCGACATCTGAACCAGAGTAATCCAACTCATAATTTTGTGAACCGTATAAAAATACACCAACAACATTGTAGCCTAACGATATAAGTTTGTCATAATGTTGTTGAATTTGATTTTGCACTTCTTGTTTAAACATCCTTCAATTCCTCCTTGAAGAGTACAGAATAATCGTCTACTCCCATTTCCTTTAATTTTTTATATCGAGGTGACTTTTTGTTGCCACTTTTTAAAACATTGATATCATGACCATAATATAATTCTCTACAATATACTTGATACTCCTTAGGAACATTTTCTGAAACATATATCATAAAATCTTTTTTATTGGTTTTGGGAGCATCATCATAGTATTGTTTTATATTTTTTGTGGTCTCATTAATATACTTCATAACAACGGTTGCTATCTTCTTAACATTTTCATGATAAGCCTTTGGTAATTTCGATAGTAAATCATCATAACAGCCGTCGGCGATAGAAGAAATCACTAAATTGATAGACGATAACTTAGATAATACTTTATGAATATGAACATAATCATTGTATTTTAATTTAACCTTATAACCGTCAATGTTGATTACAAAACCTTCCGCTTCATCAGATGACTTATCGTCTAATTCGGTCATAACATCATCCAAGGTCTTGTTGAAGATTTCTGTTGTTGGAATATTGTATAATTTTGCGAATTTGAGAATTGATTCATATGAATATTCTTCGCCGGTCAAATTACTTCTCATGCCGATAAGATATAATCCTTCTTGCTCTTTTGTGTATTTAACGACATGTGTATCTTTCAATGAAATGTACTCAAAAACAAAAGTGATATCGGGATATTCTCGCAACATTTGCTCATAACCAGGTAGCTGATATATCATTTTATAACCATCTTGTAATCTCCAAGACATATTTGGGTCAATAGATTGACTCCCTGCCATTATAATTTGACCGTTATACCAAGTAGCTGATTGCATAGAACCGTCCAACTTATTTGAAAATTCAACTGTTTTTGCATTATCAATTCTACTTTGTATATTCTCCAAACTTGTTTCTTCAAGTTCATTAATATTAAAGAATTTAGCAAAGGGACACAAAACTATTTTGTCATTTACTATATCAATTACTATACTTCTACATTCACGATAAAATCCATCATATATACTCCATAATTCCTCACCAGAATTATCAATTTCTCCATTGTAGATGTCACTATATTGACCATATCTCAAAAGAAGAAAGTGTCCATTTTGATTTAGTTCTAATCGTGAAAGTAAGTCCGCATATTCAGAATATTGATTTATGGGTTCAATACTATTTAAACATTCGACCCATAATTCCAAACATGTTTTCTTCTCATCCATGTTATATGTAATATATCCCATTCTTTTATGAAACTCATTTTTTATTTCAATGAATTTATTCATTACTGGATTCCAACTCATTAAACAACCTCCTCAATAATCCTCTTGGTCTTGGTTTGCTCCACCAACCCGACACAAAATCATAATTATCTTTATCATGAGTATAATGACCTCTGTATGTTTTCAATTCAGGAGTAAGCTTATCTATTACTTTGTCATATTCAATATGGTCAAATGGAGCTTTTATATCATAATCGTCTTTTGTACTTATATCAAAACGAATATCGTCTAAGTCGGATTCTTGAGCATTATACTTCATATACTTGACTTCCTGACATTCCGCCCAATTTATTAACTCATCTTCTAATTCATTTAAAGTAAGAAATCGTTCAGATTCATCATATATAGAAATCTTATCGGAATTTGTGGATAAAAATTCTTTCATTTCTTCAACAGAAGTATATGCATCGTTGTGTTGATTAAACAAAGGTTTCCATCCACCACTTCTATGTCCAATACAAATCTCATAGCCGAAACAAGGTTCGTCCACAAGTCTATACTCATTAAAGAAATATTTCTCAACAAATTCCTTGTTTTGCGTATGTATATAATATCTTGTACTCATTATATTTTCTACCCTTCTACCTATACATTCTCCGTTTCATCCGATGAAAAGTTTATTTACTTATACAAATTTAACACCTAATTTTGCACTTGCCTTTGCCACATTCCTAAAAAGTTCATCTACTACATCATATTTCATTTGACGAATTTCAGAATTAACCATGTCTTGAAGAATTTTTATAAACAATCTATTGCTTGCTAGGAATAAACCTATCTCCTCATTATATGTATC